CGCAAAATTCTTGAATCTGTACACGATGACGACAGTTATTTTGGCATTATTTACACGATTGACGAGGGCGATGATCCGTTTTCACCCGAAGCATGGGAAAAGGCTAATCCAAACTACGGCATAAGCGTTAGTCCTGATGATTTAGCTAGAAAATCTGTAAAAGCCCTACAAATGGCGGCGGCGCAAAACAATTTCTTAACAAAACATCTAAACGTATGGGTTAACGCCGATACAGCGTGGATGAATATGCAAGCATGGGACAAATGCGGAAATCCCACACTAGATGAAGCAGAATATGTAGATGATCCGTGCGTTATTTCGTGCGATCTAGCTACAAAGATCGACGTAACTGCAAAAATACGGCTTCATTGGCGCAAAATCGAAGGAAAGTATCACTATTTCATCTTTGGTAAGTATTATTTACCCGAAGATGCTGTTTCTGACGGCAGAAATAATCATTATTACGGCTGGTCTGCCGAGGGAAGGTTGGTTTTGACGGACGGAAACGTCACGGATTACAGCGTTATTGAAGATGATATTCGGCAAGATGCAAACGATTTTAACGTCCAACAGGTATATTTTGACCCTTGGCAAGCGTCTAGCATTATGCAAAGACTACAATCTGACAATATGCCCGTTTCAGAGTATCGTCAGACGGTGCAAAATATGTCCGAACCAATGAAAGAATTGGAAGCACTCGTATTACAGGGTAGAATACATCATAATGGCGATCCTGTTTTAACTTGGATGATCTCAAATGTGGTCGCAAAGTTAGATGCAAAAGAGAACATTTACCCGAAAAAAGAATTTCCAGAGAATAAAATTGACGGTGCAGTAGCGTTAATTATGGCATTAGGCGGTGCAATTTCGATGGAAAATGTGAATGACGGTGACTGGGATGGATTTTTAAGCGATCCAGTACGATTAACACACTAGGAATCGAACCGTGGCGACATTTTTTCAAACATTACGGCGATTTTTTGGTAATGTCGGGGCAACCGGACAGCAAGATGGTATCCAATATACCGAGCCACTTACCAAAGTCTACGAAACTACGCCAGATTACGGCATAGATGGTGCGCTACAAGTCTCAGCGGTTTGGGCGGCTGTTGAGCTTTTATCAGACAATATCGCATCGCTACCCATCTTTATTTACGAGCGTGAGCCGGGTGCGGATGGGCATAAACAGCTCGCACGCAACACACCGCTCTGGACTTTGCTTCACGACAGCCCAAACAATCGCCATACGCCGATGGAATTTTGGCAATATCTGGTGATGAACTACCTTTTGCGTGGCAATGGCTACGCTCGGTTGGTTCGTAACACGGCTGGCGAAGTCATTGCAATGATTCCGCTGTCAGCCGATCAGGTGGAAGTTGAAGTTCTAGACGATCAAAGCATTGTGTACAAATACTACTACGAGGGCAAAGTGGCTTTGTACGCTCCTGATTCGATGCTTCACTGGCGAGATAAGGGCAACGGTCTTGTTGGCATGTCTAGGCTTGATTACA